AGCGTCTGGGGTTCCTTGGCGAACAAAATCGCGCAGGCGAGGTTAGGCTGAAACGTTGAATTGACGAGCTTGCCGAGCTTGGTCAGGCAGAGCACGTCTTCGAGGCTATACCTCGATCCCAGCGCGCGCTTTTCAAGGTAAGCTCGGCGGAAATCTCCGAGGAGGTCGGCATCGAAATCCTCTGGAAATGCCAGTGCGACACGCTCAGTCTCGGCATCGAGCTCCCCTTTGTTGAGCCGGATTTCGCGCTTCTCGGGCTCAGATAGACGTCGCTTCTCTTCCCCCTCTCGAACGAAAGCGTTTCCTTCGACCGTCTCGACGAGTTTGTCGGCGCGATACTCCACGCGCATTACCATCACAAAATTGGGCTCGCCGTTAATATCGGTGACTGGGATACGCTTGAAATCATACCGAGCGTCGGGACAGAGCCTACGGGCAGTCTCAAGATCGTTTAAGTGGCTCGTCGCGATGTGTTTCAGGCCAAGGATCTTGCCTTCTTTGTTCACTCCGATGAACATGAGCCCGCCATGGGGCTGGGTGTTTCCCCACATACTCAGATTGTCAGCGAGGTCCTTTTGGCTAATTTCGCCACGCTTTCTCTCAACGCGGCGATCTTCCGAAAACATCTCGATCGTGGTTTGGGTGCAGTTGAGATAGATATCGTCAGGCGTCCAGAGCTGCGGGAGCTCCCGCGCTGGCGGATTGAAATCGAATCCTAGCTGTTCGTTCTCAGAGCCCATACCGTCCCGGATTTGCAGACTAAGCGCGAAATGCTTTTCAAAATCAGGCGTTTCTAGTCTGCAGATTTGTCGACTAGAACCGGACGCACTCGGAAAATGCACGATCGCCGTGATAGTCTGCATTCTGACGATTTCAAAGCCTAAGGGGAAAGGCGAACGACGCCTCAGTCGATCGACGACGCGCTGGTCAGATTTAGCGCTCCTAAGCCCCGCCCAGCGCCTTCTCGGCATGCTCCTCGCGGCATAAGCAATCCTGCAATCGTAACCGGCTATTCCTCGAACGCCATGAAGTCGCTTTCCGCGAGGATGCGGATGGGCTGACCATCGCTGATAAGCTGTTCGGCCTTGCGGTGCTTGCTGCTCTTCTCGTGACCCGCCAGCTTGGTCAGGTCCTGATCGCCGACGACAAGGAGAGTGGTCTTCCTGGTGACGCCAGGCTCGACTGCGGCGCCCAGCTCGTGAGCACGATCGGCTGCCTCCCGGCGGGTCATGGCAAGAGCGCCGGTAAAAGCGATGGTCTCCCCGACGAGCGGTCCGTCGCCATCACCCGAACGCCGGATCGGAGCATCATCGCCGCTCAGCGATCGCTCGACCCGAGAAAACCAGTCTTCGAGCGCGAGCCCTGTGTCAGCGACGGCGCGAAGAAGGATCAGGCCGGCGGCTCGTGCATCCTCTGCCGCGTCGTGGTGCCGGAACTCTATCCCGAACCGGCGCGCCAGGGGAGCCAGGCCAAATCCAGACTGGGCAACGTCCGGCCAGGCTCGGCGCGCCACCCGCGCGCTGTCCAGCCATCGGCATTCCAAAGGATCGCGCTTTGCTGAGGCGCAAGCCTGTTTCAGGGCGACCCGGTCAAAATGCGTATGGCAAACTGCGACCGAGCCACTGACGAAGGAGCAAAGGGCAGCGTGCCGCTCGGCGAAACAGGGTTGTCCACGGACCGCCTGGTGATCGATGCCGTGGATGGAAACATTCATGGGGTCGAATTCGGCTCGTGGATCTACCAGCCAGCTAATGTGGTCGACTTCTCGGCCATCCTCGAACCGAACCGCGCCGATTTGGCAAATGCTGCCCATGAATGCGTTCGCTGTCTCGACATCGATTGCCACGAAACTGCTCATGCCGCCCTCCCGGCAACAGGTTGCCATGGAAGGCGCGAAGCCGGCAACACGAAATGAGGTTAGGCTCCCCCGAGCGCCTTCTCGACATGCTCCTCGGCGATGTCGATGATCGCGCTCTCGTCGTCCTTCGAGATCCCGAGCCAAGTCCGCGCCGGGATCCTGCCCCAGGGGATCGGCGCGCCGCGGCTCGTCCGGCCGAAGGCGCCCTTGGCCGCGCCGTCCTGCATCACCTGCGAATAGATCAGGTTCGAGCCGATGGTGACGCCCTCGCCTGTGACGAACTGCAGGATCTGGCGCGAGAGCGATTTTGAAGGACCGATCAACGGCCTGGTCAGGCTGCCATAGCCGAGTCGCCGGTAGCGCTCGAGCGTGGCCGCGCTCTTGGGCGCCCACTTGCTACCGTCGGGAGCCTCGCCGGAGAGGAACCGCCTGCGGGTAGCCTCGACCATGTATTCGCCCACGTCCTTGTAGATCGGGGTCATGTCTTCCAGCACATCGCTGGCGCGGCGCAGGGCCTCGCGCGAGAGGCCCGCGTTGAACTGGACGTTGAAGGTCATGGCCTGCTCTCCGACTGCGCCTTCAAAGCCCGGATATCGGCGAGCGCCTGTTCGAGCTGGCGGCGGCGCTCGGGCGTCAGCTCCTTGCGGAAGCCTTGGGCTACAGGCTCCGGCCATTTCTCCTGCTTGCCGGCCAGGGCGCGAACCGTGTCCGCCACGCTGGCGCCGGGCGCATAGTCCCAGCCGCGTCCGATGCCGAGCGGCGCGCCGGTTCTAGGATCGAGCTGCTGCCAGTTGTCCGGGAGGCGTTTGTCCGGATCGCCACCAAGCCGCCGCACCGCCCGTTCGGACCGCGCGCCCACGACATAGCACGAGCAGCCCCAGTCGCTCGGCGGATAGTGCGTCTTCCAGAACGGATGATCGGGTGGCAGCGCGATCCCGTCCCAGGAGAGATGATGCGGGCGCGGCTCCAGGCTGCCACCGTGGCGATAGACCCAAAACGCGAAGTTGCCTTCAAGCAGCTGGACGCGTCGGCCAGCTGCATAGCTGGTCATCATGTTGGTACGCGCGATGACCTTCACCCGCCAGGCCTCGCCCTTGACCGAGCCCTCGCCGGTCCAGCCGGTCCAGCCGTGCTTCGCCACGATCGCGCGGAAGTCCTTCCGGAACTCTTCGAGCCCGGTGCCCTGGGCGATCATCTTGTCGACCGCGGCGGCGAGATCGGCCAGCAGATCGGCCTTGGCAGCCCCGGCGACCATGAAGCCGCGATCGTGCTCCTCGCGCAGCATATCGTCCCAGCGCTCGGTCGGGACGAGGTTGCCCATCTTGTTGCGGAAGAAAGCGACCTGCTCGTCGAAGGGACGGCGGAAGACGCCCTCGATCGCCGGATCGGTGCTCGGGTGGCCGTCAGCCATGCAAAATCCCCCTTGAGGCGCTTCTTAGCAGCCAATTTAGGGGGGCTAAGAAGCCGATCAGGGCGCGAAACGGCTTTCGAGGCTCCATGGGGGCGGCGGGGCGCGCAAATCGCATTCTGGGGCTCCTGTCAGCAGGCTCGCTACCGGCCCGCCCGAGTGATCCGGCGTGCCCTTCTCGCGGCGCGGTTGGCAGCACGACGACGCTCTACCTTCGTCGGCCGTCGCCGCCGCTTCGATTTCCTAACACCGCGAACAGCGCGGCCAACATAATCGCCCCAGTCGAGCCCTGTCGAGAAGGGGAGGACGTCGTAGTAGCGGTGCTCCGCCCAAACCGTCTGCGGCCACGAGAAAGGGCTCATGCGACTTGGCTCTCGTCTTCCAGGTCGCTCATGCCGGCGGCGCGCGCGGCGGTCATGCCGCCTGCCAGGACCGCCGCGAGCTTCGATGCGTCGAGAGCCGGAAAGGCGCTGACCAGCATCATCCGGAACTCGGAGAGGTCGCTCGCCGATTGCAGCATCACCTCGATCTGGTCGACCATCAGGGCAACCGCCGCCTCGCCCTCCTCCGCCGCGCGATCGGCGACGAGGTCGGCCGGATGCGCCTGCTCGCGCTCCTGCGATTGAAGCTCGGGCACGGGCGGGCGCTCGATCTCGCCCGGCGCAGCGGCATCGGGTGCGGCGGGTAGCGGTGAAGGCTGCGCGGGTGTTGGCGGTCGCAGCAGATCGGCATCGTCCTTCGGATCGGAGAGGCCGAACTTGTCGCGCACCTCGCTCTGCTCGACGCGCAGGCCCAGCGGCACCAGCTTCTCCAGGCTGTCGGCCAGCAGCTTCAGATCCTCCTGCTGCGGCCGGGCGATGACCAGGCGCGGATAGCGGCCCTTCATCCGGTCCGGGCCGAACTCCAGATCCATCCACGGCCGGATCAGGTCGCGGTTGAGCGTCGCCGAAAGCGCCTTGCAGTCGGCCCGCTCGATATCCTCGCGCACGTCGTTGTGGACATTGGCCTGGCCGGAGCCGAGCCCGCCGGCCTGGGCATCGGTGGTGTTGGTCTGGCCGACCACCGCCTTGGAGATCTGGCGGTCGAGCCAGTCGGCGCGCTTTTCGTAAAGGTCCGATCCCGTACCGACGTTGTCGGCAGAGATGAACTCGATCGCCATCGACTGCGGGATGATCGCGGCGCAGTCCCCGGCGATGTTGGCCACCGCGCGGAACAGGGTGGCCTTGTCCTGCTCGGTCGCGCCCTCGTGGAACTTGCCGACGCGCACGGGCTGGCCATAGGTCTGGGTGAAGATCGCCCAGTCGCGCTGGGTGAAGGCCTTGAACATCCACGCCCAGGCGGCGATGCGCGCAAGGCCGGAGCGGATCGGCAGACCGCTCTTGGCCTTGATCTGGGCCGTGATGAACTTGAAGGGCGGCAGCGGCTCGTCCTGGCCGTTGCCTTCGAGGCCGCCGCGCAACATCGGCGTGGTCAGGTCAAAGCGGTCGAAGGTGAAGTGCCGCGGAGTGCGCCAGATCAGCTTGCCCGGCGACCACTGGCCTTCCGACGTGTCCCAGAGGATCTCGGTCCAGGAGATGCCCTTGCCGACCGCGTCGAGGATATCGAAGGTCTCGTCGGCGAGCTCGTCGCGCTTGAGCCAGTCGCGCACCATGTCGGCGCGGGCCACGTCTTCCTTGTCGTCCGAAGCCGCCTCGACCGTCACGTCGATCTGCGAGACCGAGCGCTTGCGGGTGGCGAGCACGCCGACATAGTGCAGGTCGCGCTCCTCGATCAGCTCGGCCAGCTCGAAGAAGC